CCGTTATTAGCGGACATTAGATTAGTGATCACCTCCTTATCAGCTCCACGTTTTGTATAAATGCTTAAAATCTGCTCGTCAAATTTGGCAAGGGTTTCAATATTCTCACGCATATCATTGACATTACCGCAAAAACAACCCCATGCATGGTGCACTAGCATTAATGCATTGGTACTCATCATGCGGATGCCAACTTGGCTAATAATTGTGGCGGCACTCGCTGTACCTCCGTATACTTCTGTAGTAACCTTACCATCATGCATGGCCAATAAATCGTGCATCTGAAAACCATCTGTAACAATCCCACCAGGGCTATTAATTCGAATCGTTAAATCCAAGCCTTTTAATTCCTGCAAAGCCCTTGCAAAAGTTTTAGCATCATTATCATCATACTCATCGCCGATAAAGCCATTGATATTAATAATGGCTGTAGTCTCCAATTTTTCAATATTAAAGATCAGTTTGCTATTCTTTATTAGGCTGCTATTTTTCATTAGGCTGCTCCTTTCAATTCTTTTATGCGTTTTTCAATTTCCAGATCATATTCTTCTTTGCCCCATTCATTTTTAGACCTCATAAAATCGCCCTCACCCTCAATGGGTAAATCTTCATATACCCGGGCTTCCTGCTTGCTAATGATGCCTGCATATCTAAGCTCTTTTAAGTATTGTGCACGCTCTAAAGCCGTGCCTCTCATGTAGCTATTTACATCAAACTTGAAATATTCTTCTTCAACCGTTAAAATCTTATACTCAAGCTCTTGTTCAAGTTTAATAACCCATGGCATAACCGCATATTTTATAAACTCAATGGACTGCTGTTCAATATTAGATTTAATAGCGTTCGCCATTTCCCCAACCATATATGCGGGAATCCGAAACATAGCTGCAATTTCTTCACGGCTAAATTTTCTGCTTTCTAAAAACTGTGCCTGATCATTAGGCAAGCTCATAGCCTGAAACTTCATGCCATTTTCAAGCACTCCAATCCCACCAGCGCTACTTTCGCCTTTTAGTCCACTTAAAATGGCATCTTTAATTCTTTCAATGGTAGATTTTTTTTCTTCTCTAGTTTTACCTTCAACCGTAACGCCAGACGGCATTTCAATAAACCCCTTTAAATGAGCGCCATTCTTAAAGAACTCTGCGCCATATTTCTGGGCGCTTAAACCAAATCCAAACGCTTCGGCAGCATACTCAACAGGGCTTTTACCTTTAATATTATCAAAGCCAACACCCTTTAAATGAATCATATCCATTTGGGGAATTTTTCTTACAACTTGCTGCGAATCACTAATTGGAATGGTTACATCATAGGTAATATTACCATCGGCAAATTTAGGGTCTACATAGTAAGATGGTACCACCTGCATAGATCGTACTTTCTCACCGTCCGAGTCTCTGTAAATTATTGCATAGCCGTTTCCGTAAAGTAAAACATTGGCTATAATAGCTTGATAAAAATCACTGGCTGTAGTGTAGTTATTAGGCCTGACAGATACTTTCTTGGTAACTGCGTTCATCATTAAAACTCTACCTTTATCAGTAGCTAAATAATGATTGAGGGGAAGCATGCCTACCGTCTCACTAATGCTTTTTATACAGCTATAGACAGCCGCTAATGCTATAGCACCATCTGGACTTGTATTAATGCTACCTATACCTAATAAAGTAGCTGCTTTATTGATCAGTTCTCTTGCCGTCATGCACCAAATAACGACAACAAATAGCTAAAAATCCGTAAATTACTTACATATTTAGTTGATTGTCATGCAATATTGATTATTTATAGCTTTTTATCCTTCCTGATCGGATAACCCTAAACGATTCATAACCGCTATACTTAGTACGCATAAACCAATAATAGTATAATTCCTCTGTTTTTTTGTACGCTTCGCTCGCTCTCATGTGTGGCAACAAGCTCTCAAACTGCGCATTGAACCCCTCAAAATCCTGAAGGCGTAAAATACTTTGTGGGTAACGCTTAAGCTCACTCATAAAAACCAAATGTCGTTAATTATTGTTTCATTATTCTCTTGATTAGCTTCCAACAATCTCTGCATACCGTATACAATAGCCTCAACGCCATCAACCTTCGCGTGATGATCTTTCTCATTGTTCTTAGCTAACCTCTTGCTATTATCAAATACCTTGACCTCTGCATTACCAACCATCCATTCAAGTACAGAAGAGCCGTTGTGCTTGAATTTGGCCACAGTAGATTTAGCTTTCATCTCATCTAAAGGCTGGGATTGATGGGACCCATACTTTGCAGGAATAAATAGATTTTCATCAAAGTGCTTGTAAAATGCAGGACCAGCCACACCCCACTGCGTTTTATCGCGTACAAAGCCTTTTATATTAAAGTTGATTGATAAATCTGCGGTTATCTGTGCTACTTTTGCAAAATCAGTTAAACCGTCTGCATCGTTTACTAGCTCAAACTCCTTGTTTTTTAAAAAATCCTTATACATATCTTTAACTGAATCATGCAAGTTAGTCATGTGCGCATCGGCAATAAAATAGCGACCAAATGTATAGTAACATAGTTCAACAGGCTCGTATGCAATGAAATGCACAGCGGTAATATCATCTGAGCTGGCAGTATCAATGCCAACATACACGTCAAGCTCTTGCATCTTCTTTATTATATCAGCTTCGGGAATGGTGTTTTTTCGCCAATTCTCAACATTAAAAAAGGCATTTGAACCGGATACCCAGACCCCCAAATGTTTAGTAAGATGGTAGTTTAAATCAATTCCAGAACCATTCTTAGCATCATTTATTGCAGCTTCAATACCAGTAGCGGTTAAACTTACGCCATAGTTTGGGTTGGCTTTTATTGCAGCGGCTAAACTTAGGGGCTCATCATCTTCATCTATGCTAAAAATCATACTAAAGGTTCTATCATCGCTGTATATGCCATCTAAAAGAAGCTTCATTTGCTTATGTTTCTTATAACATGGGTAGGATAAATTCATACCAGCAGTCGTTATACTGATAACCATGGGTTGTAATCTCGCTCGCATACCTGTTTTCATGGCCTTGTACATGACCTCAGTAGGGTGTTCGTGAAATTCATCTATAATGGCGCAGTGCGGGTTATCTCCATCACCGGGCTTACCAACCATTGGCTTAAAAAATGAACGTAAGCCTTGTCTATGTATACTAACTGGTCTTTCTGTGGTGCCAAGTAATCGTATTTTTGCTTTTTTTCTAAACTCTGGCATTTTATGAAGCATCATCCATGCCGGATCAAATACTTTTCTTGCCTGATCTAATGAGGTGGCCCCGCTAAATACCTGAGCGCCCATTTCACCATCAGCAATAGCCATGTAATTACCAATGGCGGCCATTAACGTAGACTTACCATTCTTACGGGAAACTTCTATATACGCCTCATGAAACCTGCGTAAGCCCTGATCATCTACCCAACCAAATAAATTAGCAACTATAAATATCTGCCATGGCTCAAGCCTTAATCGTTGGCCTTGCAAAGACCCTTCAATATGTGGCATCATTTCAATAAATCGTATAGCGTGATCAGCTTTATCAGTATCAAAAGTCCATTTTTTATCAGCTACATCTTTGTTATATCGCTCAATTGCTAAACGTGCGTATTTACTAAGTTTGACTTTACCTTTTCCTACATCTGAAATGTACTTGCTAAATAAAGTCAGCCATTTCATCGTCAATATCGTCATTAATTGAGATTATTATTTTTGAACGGTCAGCAGGAGTTAAGCCAAACTTTGCCATCATTTGCTGGAGCATATCATAGGCTTGCTTTTTGTCTGTAGAAAGTGGGTGGCGCATAGTGTTAGTAGCGCCTTCTGTATTAGTGTACTGTTGAACGTACTTATCTGTAACGATAGCATTCATGCAGTAGTAATAGTCCGCCCATGAATAACATAGCACTTCAAAAGCCATAAGGTCCGTTTCTAAAACCTGACCACGTTGGACGATCGGTAATAATTTTCGCCAAACTTTAGCTGCTGCTGTATGCATATGCCTTGGGGGTTTTATTTTTACATCAACGGCAATGCTATCCAAGTTTTTACCATCGTGACGATCGCCACGATATGTGCCTTCCTGTTTATGTTCTTGAATTGTTTTTACTATTGGCATTCTGAATCCATTTTTTTGAAAGGCATTACTATTTTATTGACATAGGGAAAAATTAGGAATACACGGGGTTACGGAGTATTAAGCCCACGCAACTGAACCCCCTACCCCTGTTGCTCTAGTAGGGCTCTTTTCCATATTGATAAGCTCCCCTTGTCTGTCTTTGGCCTGTAGTCCTGCTTCTCGCCGCCACTCTTAGCGTAGTGACAGTTCTGACAGACCCATTGAACATTTTGTTGATCAACTTTACCACCACCCAAACGAATAGGCTTTATATGATCAAGTGTATTTGCTTTAGTAAATTGATTATGAGTGACACATATAACGCATAGCGGCTCATTCATATATAGATACTTAGTGGCTTCGTAATATTTGAAACGTGGCTCTTTGAGCTGACTAATCACCGCTGAGCGCTTCATCATTAATCTAAAATTCCGCCACTGTTTAGACTGGTAGAACTTCTTATACTCTTTTGCTTCATCTGATTGCTTAGTGAACGCCTTTGATGATCCCATCTTTTACCCCTATAATTTGTTGTTTTTATTTTTATTATATGCGCAGGTTTTGTGCGCTTATAGATGAGTTGTAGGTAATAAGCCTACTCGTGCCATTATCCAAGTATAGGCGTCAGGGCTTTCATTTCGTCAAGTGTTACGGGCTTGCAATTCATCTCCGAAATAGTCAAATCGCAAGTAAGTAACTTATCGCCTTCATAAGTAAATTCTACTTCTAAAACGCCTTTAGCGTATCGGTTTGTATTATATTGGTCGTGTTCATACTTTTTTGTCAGTTCAAAACCAAGCCCTTTTAATTCATTTTCAGTCATTCTATTATTTTTTAGTTGTTTATTAAATACGTAGGCTAACTACCTACAACAAAGGCTATAAAGCCATACAAGTACAGGCTCATAGCCTAGTCATTAGCAAACATTAAAAATTACTTACCAAGTACTTCATTGATGGTATCGTTGCTAAATTTAATTTTCTGCAATGCGGTTTCAAGTTTATGTAATCTTGCAAGGGCTTGTGTATTACTTTGGTTTACTGCATTTATAGCACAAGGCTCACATTGTCTTGCATATTTATCCCCCATAAAGTCTTGTTTACAGCTCGCACATTTACTAATGTAATGTCCTGGAGCAAAACCACCAATCGGGTATTTCAATTTCGTAATTTTTTCAGTAGATAACAATGTATATAAGCCATTGTTTTCTGCTTCTTTTGGTGTTTTCTCTTTACTCATAATTTTGTGTTTATTTAATTAGGTTCGTGTTCAACGGCTCATATACTAAACGTTAGCCACAAGTGCTATGTTCGTGTGTTAATTCAAGTTCCGTTCCTGTAATCGCAAAAAATAAATTCTGTAATTCGTGGAAGAACT